GTCCAACGTGGCCGGACGATCCAAGAACGCCGGAGCCCGCGGCCAGGCGCGCCGCGCCGGCGCGCCGGCGCCGGTTCGACACCCGGGCACCGCCCGCGGACTGACAACGGCGGCAGGCCGGGGCCAGCCGACAGCACCCCGAGCCCGGGACGTGGCCGTGCTCCGCCAACGGCGGGACGTGATCGGGCGTCGTGGCCACGGCCCCGCACCACGTGCAGGCCAGCTCCCCCCGGGCCAGCACAGCCAGGGCCGCCCGGTACTCCGGCTCCCGGTACGCCGGGTCAGCCATCGCCCAGCCGCCCGTCCGCCATCGCGCGGAGGTACTCCCGCAGTACGTCGTCCGGGACGTGGCGTCGGCACCACGTCCAGCGCATCACGTCGCCGTCACCCGTCACGTCCCACGTAAACCCGAACGTGGCGCGCTCCCCGCAAACACGACACGGCGTCAGCACTGGCGGAACACCACGGCCCCGACCAGCCGGAAGGTACGGACCATCCGTTCGGCCTGGTCGTCGGTCAGGTCGTCCGCCCACGACAGGGACTCACCGGCGCACGATGCGATCCCTTCCGGGTCGGCGTCGTGCCGGCCGTCGCCGTACCCGGCGCGCCACACGGCGCGGACCAGGGCGATCAGGTCGGCGTCCACGTCCGACACCAGCAACGATCGCCGGGAATCGAACAGCGGTTCCATTCCGGGCTCAGGCATCGCGGGGTTCCGGTCTGCTATCGGACGCGGCCCAGTAGACCCCGCCGGGTTCGATGTACTCGTCGTCGGGCGTGAGGTCGTCGCGGTGAAGCGTCACGTACCGCCACGCGGAATCGCGGTCCTTGGCGGTCACGACGTACTCGCGCACCTTGCGCGGTTCGGCCACCTTGACGCGGAACCGCGGCGAATCGGACGGGCTATCGGACAGCGGGTCGATTTCGCGCTCAGGGACATCGCGCTCACGCTGGCCAGCGTGAGCATGATCTACCTGGCCTGATGGCACGTTTCTGGATGATCCACTACGGGAATCGAACAGCGGTTCAGGGTTCACGTCCGCAACCCGAGCCGATCGGCCAGGGCCATCAGCCGACGGAAGATGGCGAACCGGGCACGGCGGTAGCGCATCACGCGAGCATGCCGCGCCGGACGTCAGCCGGTCAGCAACCGGCGCCGGGCCCGGTAGTCGCGCATGTACGCGGCGTGGCGTTCGGGGTCCAGGGTCCGCATCACGGTTTCGGGGTACCACCGGCCGCGCCCGGTCGGGGTGCTGATCCCGTTCGTGTTCAGCTGACGGGCAATGTTCGACCAGCCGAGCCCGGCCGCCCGTAGCTGGCCGATGACGGGCCGGACAGCAACCACGGACGACGCGGGCCGGGCCGCGTGCAACAGCCCCGTGGTCAGGCTGGCGGGCAGGGTCAGCTGTTCCACGTCCCGAATCGTAGGTGGGCGCGGGATGCCGCGCGGGGGACGTGGTCACGTCTGGACCTGACGTCGGCCGGCCTCGCGGTTGGCCTGCACGATGGCCCGGACCCGCTCGCGCATCCGGTCCTGTTCGGCCTGATGCTTCGGGCACCGCGTGATGTGGGCCCACGGGTCCAGCCGCGCCGTGCATCCCTCCGCGATGCACCGCGGCCACGTCGCCGGGGCGAAGTGATCGGGCCAGTACGTCACGGGTCCATCGTTACCCGTGGCGTCGCGCGCCTGTTCGGTCATTCGCCGGCCGTCTTCCGGTTCGGGCCGCGTGGTCCTCGCGGCCTGTTGGACGTCCAGCCTCCGAACCCCGGTGAACGCGCACCGCGCGGGACCGCGTCAGTAGATGTACTACGCGGTTCTTCTATGGATTCTTCGTCGCGCGCTGGCGCGCGGGTTCCGCGCGCGCTGGCGCGCGGGTTGTGGACGGCGTTACCCGCGCGCTGGCGCGCGGGTTGTGGACGACTATCCCGCGCGGTGGCGCGCGGGTTATCGGGGTCGGCCACCAGCTCCAGCGGGGAGCGGACCGGGAACCGGTACACGTTGACGTCGCCCCGGGCGCGGCCGCCAACGTCCACCGCGATCCATCCGTCCGCCACCAGTTCGGCCCGGGCCCGGCGGACGTTGGCCGGGGTGATCCCCATGCGCTCGGCCAGCGTGTCCACGGACGGCCACGCCTGGCCGGTTTCGTCGGCGTAGGACGACAGCACTTCAAGCAGGTGACGGGCGCGCGGCGACAGCACGGGCGGCCTCCAGTTCGGATCGCGGTCGGCGTTCGTCAGGGTCAGGCGGAGGTACCGCGCCGTCGGGTTGCTCACAGCACGCCCTTCGCGGCGTCGTAGGCGGTGACGGCGGCGCGGTAGGCGGCGGCGGCCTCCGATTCGTCGCGGGTGACCCGGTCGAACAGGGCCAGGGCGTCGGCGCGGGCCTGGCGGGCCCGGTGCCATGCCGCGCGGGCCTGTTCGATCTGGACGGCCAGCTGGTCCAGTTCGGCCCGGGAGCCGGGTGGGGGTTGCACCCCGCGTGTACGGTGCGCGTCAGCGGTCATCGGATTTCCTCCACGGGTGTCGATGGCTGGTCGCCGGACCAGGCACGGGCCGGCGGCGCGACCGTAGGCCCGGGTTCCACTCCGCCGGTGGGACCCGGGCCGGTTCGCGTTCGACCCGCCATCCGCCGATAATCATTCTTCTGACACTTGTCCCTGCTCAGGGCGCTGGCGCGGCGAAAACAGGCGGGCTCACTTGACATAACGGGACGGCCTCCCCGGGGCGTGAATGGGCGCGACGAACCAGGGGTGCGCCGCGCGCCGGGAAACCGATCGGGACTCAACCGCGACGCGCGGGCGTCGGGGTTTCACCGGGCCCGGCGATCGTGCGCCGAACTACAACGATGTGAACAGGGGGCAATTTCGGACCCCGATTCCGGCATGTGTAGACCGGGGTTCAATTCGCGCCATGATTCCCGCGGGTGGCGACGCCGCTGGGCGGGTCGTCGCGACCCGGGTGACCGACCCCGGGGTGTCGGTTGAGTCCCCTCACCCCGGGGCCGGCGCCATCACCGGTCAAGCCCGAAAGGGTCGCCCGAGCCCGTTCAGCCTTCCCCGGCGTCGGATCGTACGTCGGGCGAACCGTTGCCGGGGTCAGCAACCAGCCGGGCCCGGCGTTCGATGTCATGGGCCCGTTCCACGGCCCGCCCGCCGATGTAGCCGCCCAGGATTCCGGTGATCCCGGTGAATGCCGCGATCACCACTTGCGTCGCGTTCTCCGAAAGGCCGGGCGTGTCGGAGCGCAACGCGTCGTAGAACACGGCCGCCACCATCAACGCCAACGACAGGGACAAGCCGGCGGCCAGGATCACCGCGACGACGTCGCGGCCCCGGCCCACGTCACACCCCGAGCGCGGCGCGCAGTTCCTGCACGGCGGCCAGGGCCGCCGCCGCGTTGGCGTTGGCGTTCTGGACCTGGGCCCACATCGCGGAGTCCGACCCGGTGACGGGATCGGGCACCGTCTGATGCCACACGGCGTCCGATTGCGCTTGGCGTTGCACCAGGTCGAGCACCTGGGCCAGCTGGGCGGCCTGTTCGTCGGTCATATCGGGCACCTCCGGGGGTTGGTTGGCGGCGCGGCGCCGGCATTCGGCCCGCACGTCGTCCTGATGCCACGTCCCCGAGCTTGTCGACGAGCGGGGCCGCCACGGCCCTTCGACAGCGTCGGCGGGGGCCGGGTCGATCTTGCGGGTCGGGGCCCACGTCTGATGGTTGGCGACGTCGCCGGGGTCCAGGCCCAGCCACTGGCACACCGCGACCGACGCCGCGAAGGCGGCGTCGATCTGAGCCACCGGGTACGGCTCGACCCCGGTACCGGCGTTGGCCAACTCCGCCGACACCGCGTACTCGTTCATGCAATCGGCCGGGACCGTCCCGCGCGACATCGCCAACGGGCCGCCCTTCCCGTTCGTGTTCGTGGCCCCGGCGGCCAGCACCCACACGGACCCGTCGCGCGGGATCAACAGGTTGGCGATCGGACGGTCCGGCGACCCGTTGCACATATACGACGCGTCGTTGGCCGGGGTCGTCTGCGACGCCGTGTGATGCCACAGGAACGCCCACGGCCGCCCGTCGGCGTAGCCGCCCGATGACCGGGCCCGGGTCGTCCACCCGGCGTACTCCACGACGGTCAGGCCGGCGGCGCGGAGCACGTCGGCCAGGTCGGTCAGGTAGCGCCCGGCCATGGTCAGTCAGGCGGCCAATCGGCCTGCACGGCGGCCAAGATCATCCCGTCCGTGATCACGGATTCGTCTGAGCCCGGCGACGGGATGCCGGCGGCCAACGCCGACGCGTACTCGGCCTCCGTGTTCAACGCCACCGGCCACACCATCCGCACCCCCTCGGCCGGGTTGGCCCGCACCGTCGCCCCGTAGCCGGTGGCCGACAGGTCCGGATTGTCGAACGCCTGTTGCACGACGCACGCCACGGTCCGATCGTTCAGCCCGGGGTCCCGGGACGCCGCGGTGAGACTGTTCAGGGACACGGTTCCTCCGTTCGGCGGGTCACGCCGCGACCCGCAACATTTCGAGATTGGCGTTCACCGCGACGGCCGCCGCGTTGGCGTTCCAGAACGACGCCTGCACGACCTGACCGACGGCCAACGGCCCCGTGTAGGCCACGGACGCCATCGTCTGGCCCACCGGGATGTTGTTCTGGCGGATCGACCCGCCGGGCAGCAACAGCCGCACCAGGCACACCGCGGTGGCCGCGCCGGCCATGGTCACGGAGTACGACAGGGCGAACACGCCCGACCAGCTGGCCGGCACGATCAGGTCCGTGGACCCGGCGGCGTGAAACCCGTGGGTGTCGTACGCTTCGCCGGCCCACGGCAGGGTCGGGTTGGAGCCGGCGCCCACGGAGTAGCCGGCCGCGAACACGCCGACGCCGACACGGGTGAGCAACAGGTTCACCACGTCCGTCGTGAGCTGTTGGGGCCAGTCGGAGCGGACCGGGGACCCCGGCGCCGGGACGTTCGTGTACGGGCCGATCGTGGTCGGCGGGGCCGCCGCCGGATTGACCCCTGGTGCGTCCATCAGTGCCTCCACGTGTTCAGGGGGTTCGGGTCGTCCCACGTGTACGGGGACGCGTCCCACAGCAGATACGCCGCGTAGTCCACGGTGCGCGACAACCGGAACGTGGACACCCATTCGTCCGGGGTCAGGTTGTGAGCGATCCCGAGCACGATGGCGCGCAGGTCGAGCGTCCCGGGACGGCCGGCGGCGTCGATGAAATCGTGCAGCACCTGCAACCGGTCGCCGCGCCGGGACCGGGCCGCCATGTCCCACCCGGCCGGCTGGGACGGGTCCATGACGTGGACGTCGAACGCGTCAACGGCCATCGACGGGGAGCCCTGTTGGGCCAGCAGGTACGTCGCCAACGCGTTCCCCTGGGCCTGGCCTTGCCAGAGGTCGGGGTCGGGGTGGGTGAGCCGGTAGCGGGCGTCGCCGGCCCACACGGACCCCGACCCGGCCGCCGCGGTGGCCGTCAGGCCGGCCACGTTCGTCAGGTACACGTCCGTGGCCAACCGTTCGTCGTCGGCCGCCATCACCGGGGCCCACACCACGACGTCGGCGTCACAACGGTTATCGGAGATCGCCCATTGGCGGGGCTGATCGGAACGCCCGGCCCGCCACAGCCGGGACCGGTAGCGGACCGACCCGTCGGCGTCGCCGTAGAACAGGCCGCCGTCGGACAGGGCGACGCGTTCGATCCGCTCCAACGGCGCGGCGTCGGCGGCCACCGTGTCCAACGTGACGTCACCGCCTTCGGTGACGAACGGGTCGGGGTAGGCGGCGGCGGCCAGGTTGGCCGTGATCCGGGCTTGCGGGGATTGGCCGGGCGTCCCGTCGGTCCACGTCCCGCCGACCGGTTGGGCCAGCCATGACAAGCCGTCGTAGGCGACGACGGTGACCGTGTCGTCGGCGTTCACGGTCCACGACGCCATCCGGCCCGAGAACAGCCACAGCCGCTCCCCGGACGCCACGTGGGTCACCAGCACGTGGAGCCGGCGCCCCGGCGCCCAGTAGGTCAGGCGGCCGTCCACGGACCACGGCGTGTACTGGCCGTCGGGGTTGGCCAACGTCAACGTGGCCGACACCGCCGGGAACACGAACAGGTCATCGGGTTCGCCGGGGTCGATGTCAAGCGCCATGAAATCACAGACGACGTCGGTGAACCCGCGGACCGTGAACGGGGCGTCCCACACGTAGCCGAGCGATTCGGCCTGGTCCCACACGAACTGGTCGTCAGTCCCGTCCCACGTGTACGGAGCTTGGGGCAGGAACTCCAGGGCGATCAACGGCCGGTAGGGCCACCAGGCCACCGGGGCGTCGGGGTCCAGGGGGTGCGGGGTGACGGTGGGCGGGGCGACGTCGCCGGTGCGGGTCATCGGGCCGCCCGCTGGTACAGGCCGCCGGAGCGGCGGGCCGCCTTGCGGGCCGCCACCAGGGCGTCGCCGCGCCAGCCGCGCGGCAGGTACTGGGTGACGTTGACGGTCTCCGCGAACGACATCGGGGCCGCCGCCAACCCGCCGACGCCGCGGGTCACCGCGGCACCGTTCGTCCCGCCCGTCACCGGCCACCCCGACGGCAGCAGGGCGGCGTTGATCGACGTGATCTTGGCCTGCACCTGGACGGGGCTGTTGCGGTAGTACGACTCGGCGTCGGCCTTGACGCCGGCCAGGTCGCCGCGGTCGATCTTGTCCAGCGTCGATGACACCTCGGCCGGGTTGGCCTTGGCGTCGCGGGCCAACTGAATGATGTCGGCTTTCAACCCGTCGATGTCGTCGGACGCCAGCCCGGTCCCCGACTCCACCTTCTGTTGCATCTCATCGATGCCGTCGTTGAACCGGTGGAACTCCGTCGTCAGGTTCACGGCCTCCGACATCCGGTCGAACTGGTCGTTGGTGCGGCTGGCGGCCGCCGTCAGTTCGTCCTGCTTCTCGGCCGCCGTCTGCGCGGCGTCGGCGTTCTTGGCCAGGGCGTCGGAGGCTTGGCGGGTCAGGGAGTCCTGGTCCGCGATCGTCCCGTTGGCCTGGTCGATCCCGTCGCGGGCCTCCGTGATCTTGGCGATCCACAGCCCGTACTGTTGGACGGCGTCGGCCCCGCTGGAGTTGTTGGCGTCCATCTGCGACGTCAGTTCGGCCATCCGGGCCGTCGCCGTGGGCAGCTGATCGGAGTAGCCGGCCAGGAAGTCCGTGACTTCCTGGACGGGGATGCCGGCCCGCTTGGCGGCGTCGTACACGTCGCCGTAGTTCGACACCAGCGCCTTGGCGGCGTCGTCGAACTTGCCCTGCTCCAGCAGGTCGTTCAGCTTGCGCTGTTCGTCAACGGTCTTGGCCAGTTCCTCCCGGGCCTTCTGTTGCTGTTGACGCCACAGCCCCCACAGCGCCACCGCGCCGGCCACCGCGAACGACACCCCGCCCAACGCCCCTTCGATGGCGTCGGCCGACAACCCGAACCGGCCGCCCAGCCCGGCCAGCGTGTCCCCGAGCCCGTCGAACACGCCGGCCAGGTCGGAGGCTTGGCCGGACACGTCCCCCAGCGGCCCCGTCAAGTCCGCGATGGCCTGGCCGCGCAGGTGGGACCCGCCGCCACCGTCGGCCCCGCCGACGCGGTCCAACTGCTCACTGGTGTCATGGGCCCGGGTCTTCAACTTGTCCAGGTCGGCCATCACGTCGGCCAGCGGCCCCGACGTCTGGTTGTCCACCGTCGCGGTGACGTGGGCGTCGGTCCCGTCCAGGGCCTCCACGGCGTCGGCCACGTCGGTCAGGCCGCGCGTCGCCGTCTCCGTGTCAGCCTCCGCGGTGACGGTGGCGTCGGTCCCGTCCAGGTCGTCCACGGCGTCGGCCACGTCGGTCAGGCCGCGGGTGGCGTCGCCGGTGTCGGCCTCCGCGGTGACGGTGACGGCGTCGGCGTCCTCCAACCGTTCAACGGCGTCGGCCACCTTGGCGACGTCCGCGGCGGCCTTGTCGGCCCCCGTGGTGGCCAGATCGACCTGGACCTTCTCCGCCATCGGCTACGACACCACCCGGCGAATTTCGTCAGTGACGATTCGCGGCAGGGCCCGGCCCAACTGCACGGCCACCGTCCGCCAGCCGTGACGGCCGGCCATGCCGGGGTGGACCACGGTCAGCCGGTGCAGGTTCCCGCCGTGGCGGCGCGGGATGCGGTGACCGCGGGTCCCGGAGTTGGCCCACAGCCAGCCCGGGACGGTCCCCTGGACCCGGAACGTCGCCGCGCCCGTCGTCGTCTCGACCCGTTCCCCCTTGGCCATCGTGACCGGCAGGCCGCGCCGTTTCTTGCCGCGCATGGCCGGCCACGGCGCGGCGGCGTCCACGATGCGCCGGGCCTCCACCACGGCGCGGTCCATCGCCGTCTCCGGGGCCGCCGCCAGGCCGGCCGCGACGGCGCGCAGGTTGGCGGCCGCGGTCACGACGCCGCGGCGGCGTCGGCGTCGGCCAGCGGCGTCACCGGGGCCGGGGCGATCGTCGGTTTCCCCAACGCCGGCCAACTGGCCGTCGTGGCGGCGGCCGCGCCGTCGCCGAACGTCCCGCCGTAGCCCCCGGCGGCACACCAGAACGTCCCCGACATCTTGGAGTTGGTGACGTCGTCGGCGTTGGGGGTCAACTCCACGTAGACCTGCTCACCGTCGTGGGCGTACGCGAACCGTGACAGGGATTCGGTTTCGTCGCCGGCCGTCCAGTCGGTCAGCCAGGCCAACGCCAACGCGTACGCGGTGATCCCGGGGACCTGTTGGGCGCCGGTGCAACCGGTGGACGGGATCGTGGCGTATGACGGCGCCGGGGTGAGGTGGGCGCTGTTCACCTGGCATTCCACGGATAGGCCGGTGGCGATGTCGGCTTGCGACGTGGCCACCACCAGCGTCGGCTTGTTGAAGACCATCAGGGTCTGAGACATCGGGGTACTCCTGTTCAGCAGTTCGGGTTTGGGATCGTGCGGGCGTAGGCCAACGTGTACGCCGGCAGGGCCGCCACGACGGGGCTGGGCGCCCAGGTGCCGGGTTCCGCGCTGGCCCAGCCGGCCACGGCCAGCACGGCCTCCACCGTGTCCTCCAGCCAGGCCAGGGCGGCGGCGTCGCCGGGGGCCGGGGCCACGACCCGCACCGGGATCACCACGGCCCAGCCGCCCAACCCGGCCGGCTCCCGGTAGGTCCCGGCGTCCACCAGCACCATCGGCGGGACGGCGCCGGGGTCCGTGGTGGCGGCCACGCCGGCGGCCCGGCAGGCGTCGGCCAGCACGGCGCGGGCGTCGCCCATCGCGCTCACCGCGGCCACCGGCCCCGGCGCGCCGGGCTCGAGCCCGCGGTGTCGGCCGGTGGGGCGTCCACGGCGGCCCGCCCGACGCCCAACAGCCGCCTGATCTGACCCAACGACCCGCCGGTGGGGGTGAACGTGGCCAGGTCCTCAAACGACGGGTAGCCGTCCGTGGACGCCCGTTCGCGCCACAACGCCACGGCGTACAACGTGGCCCCCATGGCCACGTCGTAGGTGGGCGCCGCGGCGTCCGGGGTGTCGTCGTCGTCGTAGCCGGCCTCCGCCCGCTTGCGGAACGACCAGGCGTTGGCGGCGCGGATCACGTCGTTGGCGACGTCGGCCGCGGCCGGGTCCGTGGGCAGCGTCACGGACGGGCCCAGGGCGCGCCCGAGCGCGGCCAGGTCCGTCCAGCCGACCGTGGGGGCAGTCGCCACGATCAGACGTCAGGGACCGTCGTGTGGGTGATCGCCCCCGGGTACTGGAGCCCGCACGCCCCGTAGCCGTACACGGCGACGTCCAGGCCCAGCTGGCCGACGTTGATGGCCCGCAGACTGAACGGGGTCCCCGGCAGGTCGTACCACGTCGCCGCGTTCGACAGGTACAGCATCGCGGACTTGGCCGGCATGTTCGGGTCCACGATGATCGTCAGGCCGCCCATCTCCACGTTCGGCATGAACGACCCGAAACTGATCGACCCTTGCCAGAACACGGGCTGATTGTCGGACCCGACGACGCCCATGGCCCCGACGCCCAGGTCCCACGACACCACGGCGACCATCCGCCCGGCCGGGACCTTGGTCGGGTCGAGCCCGGCGAACAGCTTCCCGAGTACGTCGGTCAGGCCGTCCCCGAGCACGGTCGGCACGTTGACGCCGCCCGCCATCAACGTCGTGATGGCGTACACGTCGATGACCTCGGCGTAATCGACCCCGGCGGCCCTGACGTAGTCCTCCACGAACGACGGGGACCCGAAATCCAACAGTTGCTGGGACAGGTCGTTGCCGGTGGTCCAGGTTTGCACGGGGACCGCGGTCGGGGTGATCTGGACCGGGACGCTGTTGATGGCCACTTTCTCGGCGGATTGCAGGGCCACCTCGGGGACCTTGGTCCACTGGTTGAACGTCACGTTCGGGTAGTCGCCGCGTTGCAGGTCGCCCTGGCGGAGCGAATCCACGACGGGGGAGCCGTGGGAGACGATGTCCACCAATTCGGCCTGGTAGGCCGGGCGGTAGGCGGGCCCGACGTTGTTGGTGCCCACCAGGGTCACGTCGGTCAGGGCCGCGGCGATCGGGGAATCGATCGGGAACGTCCGCGCCCCCGGCGACGCCATGATCCGCTGGACCTGGGCCACCGTGCGCGGGTCACCCGACGCCGCCGCCGCGGTGATCAGCCGACACACGTCGGACAAGCCCACGTCGGCGTAGGGGTGACGGGCCGGAGCGGCGCGCCGCCCGGGCCGGCGGGCCAACGGGACCCGCCCGGCCGTCACCGGCGCGGCATCGGCCGGCGCCGGGACGTCGGGTTCGATGTCCGGGTTCGGTTCCGTGTCGGCGTCGTCGCGGGTGTCGTCGTCGTCGGGCGGGTCGGGATCGGCGTCCAGCACGGTCACGGGGTCGGCGTCGGGTGGCATGGTGGTCCTCCGGGGTTGGGATGCGGTGACGCGTGAGACGGCCGCGGCCGACCCGAACGCGCCGAACGTGAGCACGGACAGTTCGTCCCACGACGCCGCGTACACGTGCAGTACGCCGGCATCGTCGTAGGCGGCGTCCGACGGCGTCGCCCCGACGCTGAACATCAACGGGACGTGATCGGCCGCCAGGGCCAGGACATCGTTGGCGTCAGGGACGTTGGGGGCCAGGCGGCCCGTGGCGTCGATCCCGGCGCCGTCGTCCGTGGCGTCCACGACCTGACCGATCGGGCGGGCCCGGTCATGGTCGCGGAGCATGACCGGGCGCGCCGCGGCGTCGATCGACCCCGGTTCGAACACGACCGTACGGCCGTCGGCCACCTGACCGGGGACGCCCCACGGGACCACGGTCCCGCCGATCGTGCGGGCCCCGGTCGGGCCGGCCGCCGTGATCCCCGGCGCCGGGAAACTGACCGCGATGGCGGTGACGGTTCCGGCATCCCGCGCGGCATGAACCGGCCTCATGCTGGCGTCGCCACCGGCGGCAGGGGTGGTTCCGGCGGGTCCGGGTTGGGGACCTGCTCCTGGTTCGGCAGCGGCGGAGACGGCGTGTCGGTGCTGAACGGGTTCCGCAACCAGGCGTTCAGGTCCAGCCGGACCCGCTGCCCGTTGGGGGTCACGTTCGGCCCCGACAGGGTCTGTTCGATGCACGCAATCAGGGGCGCGGCCCCGAAATCAATCAGGTCGGCCTTGGCCTGCTCGGCGTTCAGGTAGGTCATCCCGGTCCCGGCCGGCGCGCCGGTCAGATAGCCGGGAATGTTCCCGAGCCGGGACAACTCCAGGGCCTGATACGTCCGTCCCTCAACCAGTTGCATCGTGGACGGGTCGTACGCGGCTTCGTGGTACTCAGCCCACTTGTTCACGGCGGCCGTCGTGTTCGTGCGGCGGGCCATCGTGAAGTCCCGGGCCAGGGCGGCCAGGTCGTCCGTGGACATATCCTCCGACCCGTCGCGTTCCTGCAACCAGCCGGCCGGCACTTCCGTGTCCGCGAACCGGGCCGCCGCGCCGTCCAGGGACAGGGCAATGGCGATCGGGCGGCCCCCGTTCGTCAAGATTCCTTCCAACGGCGACAGGAACTGCACCACGTCGGCCAGGGCGACGCGCTCCGGGGCCCCCGGCCGATCGACCGGGTACGACGGGTCCGTCACCATCACGTGGTCGTCCTGGACGTCCAGCTGGCCCGGGGCGATGCGGCGGAACGTGCGCGGGTAGCCGTCCGCGAACCGGGCCGTCACCCGCCAGTGGGCCAACCCCTCAAAGAACAGGTCGTCACACGTCCACGCCAGCAACCACTGGCGGGTCCGGTCGGGGTCGGGCCGGTCGAACCACGACGCGTCCGTGGAGCGCACGTCCACCGGCGGGACCGCGGTGACGTCGCGGGTCCACCGGGTGAACGGCAGGGCCGACACCGCCGACACGATCAGGTCCCGGGCCCGGCTGATCGTCGGCAGCGACATCGCGGCGTCACGGCTCACCCACCCGAACACGGACAGGTCCACGTCCACCGGGGCCAGCGGCGGGCCGACGCCCCACGGGACCGACGCCGGGCCGGGGACGCCACGGGCAAACACGACCCGCCCGGCGCCGGCGCGGACGGGCCCGTGGCCGGCAGAGTCCGCGGGCCCGTCCACGCCGAACGTCAAGACACGCCCGAGCGCGGCGGCCAGGCGCGCCACGGGTCAGGCCGACGTGTCGGACGTCGTGACGTCGGCCAGGCCGCCCGCGCCGGAAGTGCGGCCGCGTCCCTCCGCCGTGGTCGCCGCGGCGGCCCGCTCCGCGATCCGACGGTGGAACTCCGTCGCGTCGATGTCACCGGCCGCCAGGGCGGCGTTCAGGTCGTCGGGTTGCTTCGCGCGGGCCATGCCGCGCGGGAGTACGCCCTGTTACGGGGTAACAGCAACGTCAGGCCCGCCGGATTGGCCCGTATTTCGCCCCTGGAGCCGCGAAACGGCCTCGCGGGCCTCCAGATACCGGCCGATCCGTCTCCGGGGCTGTGGCGGCCACGATCGCGCCCTTTCCGCCGGGCCGGCGGGTCGCCGCGGTCCACGTGGCCAGCGTCACCGCGACCAGCGGGGCGATCGACCCGCCGGACCGGGACCGCGACCACAGCCAGGCGTCCCCCAACGGACGTCTGGCCGCGGCCATCACGGCGTCGTCCAGCACAGCCTGGCCGCGATGGGAGAACCCGCGGTCACGGAGCCGGTCCACGAACGCCCCGCAGGCCCGGGCGTGATCGCCGGCCCCGATCGGCGTCACGGTCAGCCCGGCCCGTTGGAGCTCCGACACCGCGGCCGCCGCCACCAGGGAATCCGCGACCAGGTGGGCGCCGGGGTGGGCCCGGCGCACGGCCCGCGCCGCCGGGGCCAGCCAGCCGACGCCGGGCCGGTCGTCCACCACCTCGGCCACGACGACGCCGGCCCGGTCGGGGTGCGGGCCGGCCACCGCGATGGACGCGCTGGAGCGGTCCCCGGCCACGTCCAGGGCGATCGCCGTGATCCGGGCCGGGCGGACGTCGGGGTGGCGGGCCTGGCCCCACTGGGCGGGGTCGAGCCCGGACGCCGCCACGACGTCGGACGGGCGCGGCCACACGTTCAGGTAGGCCCGCTCGAACGCGGCGTCATCGGCGCGCACCGTCCATTCGTGCTCCAACACGGCCATCGGGAACGCCAGGCCGGCCGTCGGGTGAGCCCCGGCCCACACGTCGGGGTCGGCCGGGTCGTAGCCCGGCGCGCCGGGGTCGGCCCCGTAGTCGAACAGGGCCACGCCGGGCAGGCCCGACGCCGCGGCGACCAGCCACCGGTCCCACCACGTCGATTCCACGGTCCCGCCCGCCGACACCAGCCACGTCTGACGCCACGGCCGGGTCAACTGCGCCGGGGTCACACCCGATTCCACGGCCTCGCCCTGGTCGATGTCGAACGCCCAACATTCGTCCACGGTGACGGTGTCGGCGTTCGTGGAGTGCAGGGCGTCGGCCGTCGGGGCGAACAGCTGGAGCCGGGACGAGCCGCGCCGCTTGTGGATTCCCTCCGAGCCCTGGGACTTGCGGACCCGGTACAGCCGGGCCAGGGGCTCGACCATGGGGACCCATTCGTCGCGGAACAGCTTCGCGGCCGTCTCCCGCCGGTGCGCCGTGTACCACGCCCGCTGATCGGGCGTGATGTCCAGATGGTCCAGGTTGGCGGCCAGGCACAGCGTCGTTTTCCCGGCCCGGCGCGGCACGGACAGGACCACGGTGCGGTACCGGAACCCGGTCCCGTCGTCGTTCAGTTCGCCGGCCGTCTCCGCGACGTCCCATTGCCACGGGTACGGCGCGGCCCTACGTAGCCGGGTCAGGTGGGCCAGCGTCGTCGCGCCCGTCGTGGGGCGTTCGGGATCGCGCGGCGTCGCGTATCGCGGCCGTGATCCGGGCCAGCTCCTCGTCGTAGCCGACATCGCTGGCGGCGTCACGGCGTTCCCCGCGCAACTCCAACAGCACCGGCATCAGGCGCGCCGCCAGCGTCCCGACCGTGAACCGGGACCCGTCGGGGTCCACCGTCTCGGCGTCGATGGCGTCGGCCAGGGTGCGGGCCAGGCCGATCATCCCGGCGTCCACCGGTTCGATCTGGCCCATGGCCCGCTGGGCGGCCAGCTGGGCGTCCACGGCGCGCCGCACCCGCGCCGTCCCGCCCTTGGCGGGTCCGCCGAGCCCGGGCAGCGGCGGCGTGTTCGTCACGACGGCCCGGCCGGCGGAACATGCGTGGAATCACTGGTTTGAGCACGGTTTCGGTTGAACATGCGTGGAATCACTGGTTTGAGCACGGTTTCGCCGGCCACGGTCGGGCGGCGTCGGGCGGCGTCGGGCCCGGCCACTGTTACGCCGGGGCGGCCGGCCGGCGCCGGGGGAGAGACCCGGGAG